GGCGGAGGACCGCTGTCACCCAATCCGGACATTTCTCCCGGAAGGGCAGCTCCGGCCTCGCCTTCGGCATCCGTTTCTGTAATTTCATCATCTTCGGTAAGAGTCCGGAGTTGAGTCAGTGACATCGCAGCGAGGCTTGCCTGCTCTTTTTCCCTAATTGCTTCTTGAATGTCTTCCCGACGAATCATTCTGGTTTCATTTTCATATTCCAGACCCAAGGATCTATAAAGCGTATGGATAGAAACTCTTTTTGTTTTCGTGTCTGCTGTTAACTGTATGAGATTTTGTATGTAATCTCCAGTATCGAACAGTGACATATGATTCCAATCAATCTCCGGAATGATTAGAATTTTCTCTTTATCCTTATAATCATAAAATCCGTTGATTTTAGATATTGGGGCGAAAATTTTTCGCTTCAACCAGGACCCAAGCATATTTCTAAATTGCATGTAACGCTGTCTCAGAACATCCAACGCAACGCCACCATTGGCATACGTGGTCTCGCCCCCACCATCCATTAGGACTGATGGAACCATCAATCCGGTATACATTTCTTTAAATAGCTGAGTTATGTCGCCAGCAACATCATAAATGCCGGTTCCCGAACCTATCTTTTCAACCGTAACGGCTTCATGTGTAAAGATCTTAAAATCTTTATCACTTTGGGCTTCGGCAAATATATTTCTCCAGGTTTCCAGATCCGCTGGTGTTGGTTTATAATCTGTCGACCCGACCTTTACCAATGTTAATGGATTTATCATTCCTTCAGCCTGAGCAAACTTCGACTCTCTCAGCTTGTCAAATAACATCAATTGTCTAAATATACTCACCGGTAGACCAGTGCCTCGGATCGAATACGGGCTGATTTTTCTTGAAATGTGCGATATGTAAAAATTATCAAGAGGAATATTCTGGCCACGTTGAACGTACTGTACTATTCTCGGACCTAATTGTTTCTGTTGTTCGAGATCCGCTGGTTTTTTAGAAAAGACAATTCTTCTTAAATTCTCATCGGGTCTCAACATGATTACGGGTTCATTAGGATTGGCAGTCTTCCGCACCACCACATAATCAGGGTTCTGGATAAGAAGACGACTCCATTTGGCTGTCGCCTCATCCAATTCGGCATAAATGAATGATTCACCAAGCAGCCAATATTCTTGAGCAATCTGGCAGCAAACATTCATAAGATCGATTTCTTCGATCATTTCATTAAAATGCCGCTCAACTCTCTTATCCGCACATCTGATATTTAGTTTACTGATAGGATAGGTGCTGTGAAGACTGATCGCATTATGAACTAATGGATTCAGAGCAAAGAAGGATCGACACCAAGCATTGATGGTTGCGAGATCTCTCGGTAAGGAGAGATTCGAATTTAACCATAACGGAGAGTAGATTTCCGGGCCTAAACGGCCCGTATCGTTACCGCCTCTCCATTGGGTACCAACGGACCCAGCGCTACCCGATGTAAGGGTAGCCATCTTGGACATACCAGTGAGGTATGTTACGTTGTAACGAGGCTCAGGCTCATTATTGGATTGTCCGTTACGATAGAGTCCTTGACTAACTTCTTCTTCCAGAGTCGCCCGACGATATTGAGATACCGATTTAGGAACATTACTTGAAAGTGTCGGACCTCTATTATTTATAAAGCTTTCTGATGCGGATTTCATTATTAGTACCTAACAATATATCAAACGACATGGCACGGGCGCGAAACGCGCTAACCTTTTCCAGCCATTAATTCTTCTCTTTTCTTTTGACGACGAATCCGTGCCACTTCTACATTTTTCTTCTTTCTTTCTTCATAGCTATTAACAATGTTCATAACTTTATTATATTCTTCTGGACTTTCCAGTAATTTTTTATATCTAACGTAGTCAGATAATATTTTTTGATATTCAGTACTATTATCCTGCTTAAATTCTTCTAATTGTTTCGGTGTTTTACGTAAATTTTCCAGATATAAATATGATTTTCTTATTTCTTTGAATTTATTAATTATACTCATTACCTTATTACGATATTTTTTTGTATGCTCGGCTTGATTGGCAACGGCACTTGTATTTTGTTCCCTGTATAGCCGAATACGATTTTTTTCTTTTTCTCTAAATTTGGGATTATTTTTATTTTTAGCATACCAAGATTTAAATCGCTCTAATGCTTTTTCGTTTTGCCGATTCATTTCTTTTAAATTAATTGTTTGTTGAGGTGTTAAGTTTTTAAATTCTTTCTCTATTAACTTTTTATTTTGATATTCTCTCTGTTCTGGAGTTAATGTATTTTCCTTAGGATCTTCTGAAATATATTCAGGCTCTTCATCTTCATCCGGATCTTCTTTTTCATTGAGATTATCGCTATATATTTCTTTTTCGTTTCCTTTAATTATTAAAAACTCGGCGACCTTCATCAAAACTTGTTCGATCAGATCATCAACCCGCGCATCTTCAAATATAAATATTTCAGAATTTGATTTATTTATATTATCCATGTCCTCATTTATATTAACAGCTTCTTGATTTATTTCTTTTGAATATCTAGACAGATCCCTGACATCATCAGTATTGTAGAATGCCAATAATAATTCTTTTATATTTTGAAGACGTTTACTAATTCCAGATACGGTAAAGAAGAGCTGAGGAGTGTCTTCCTGAAGTTCTTCCATTTCGTCACTTTTAAGATAATCACTATTAAAACGTTCCAGGAAACGTCCAAGCTGCGAAATAAACAGCGGAAGATCCTGTACGGCCGCGGCAGCCAATTTATTAATTAACTTGGCATGACCGTTACAAGCCCTCTTTCTAAATAGCTCAGCTTGAATCGATATGCATGACATCATGACTGATGATATCCCTAATTATCCGGGAATCGATGCTGTCACGTCAGCGCATTTTTGGTAAATAACCTAAAACCGCCGGAACTTGTTGACGTGAAGACTGCTTACTGAACTGCTTACTGAACGGATCATTAAATAATAAAGGATTCTTTACAGTAAACCCTTTTGTTAGCCAAAATTTGTACGCCAGATATGCATTCAAAAGAGCCATAAATCCATCGTTTGGAGTCGAACCTTTTACATAATGCGGCGTAACTTCACCGGCGCGACTCAAGGAAGGCTTGATCTCCATACTAGAACAATGCTGAATCAACCATCCGATCTTGTCGTAATCACCATATGGAAATCTTATATTTCCCTTTTTCATCTGATCGTACAGCTCAGCTACATAATAATCTCTCTCAAACGTAATGGTCTTGGGAAAAATTTCTTTATTGTATTTTATATGCTCATTAACCCGAGCCGAAGCCTGAGACACTAAGAACCTATCACCGTACTCATTCTGCATGATCTCAGAGAAGTCATTCGTATATCCGATATCGCACACAGCGATATTTACACTGTAGATTCTCATGATATGATCCAAGAACTCTTTTTTGGATGCATAATCGTTACGCTTGAATTTCCATGCGTACTCGATACTCAATCGTCCCTGGCTGCCCACGGTCATGATGACGACGCAGCTGTAGCTCTGACCTTGTCTCTTTATTTTATCCGAATCTAATAGCTGTTCCATATCGGCCTTCGCGCCGATATCGATCCCCGCGACGACACATTCTTCGGATCCTTGTGGAATCGATCCTCGGAATTTTCTCTGATCTCCACATTTGGCCCGAATGGCTTCGGGAGTCATCACGCCAACTTCACCGTTGAAAAACTCTCCCAAAACCTCGTTCATATAAACGCGTTCCGTATTGATCGGATGGATGCCCGATTTTTCGCTGAGAATCTTCTCTTTTTGAAATGTTGGAATGAATAATTGGCTCATATGAAAGCCAACAAACTTACATTGTGCCGGGTCCTTCAGCGGAACCCACTTTCCAGACTCGGCAGCTTTTCTTTTATCCTGAAGATGATCGCAAAAAGGGCACTTTACAGTAAATCCGGTTATCCAGGTTTTTTCCCATTCGTCAGATCCGGGTGTGTAGAGCGGGAAGAATTTGTCACATCCGGCACAATGAAGATGGTAATATTGTTGAGAAGACTGATTCCACATCTCAAAAAATTCAGATCCGCGTTGTTTCGGTGTACCGAAAAATACCTGAACACCATCACCGCTTTTTCCATAACGTGACTGAGATAGAATCTTGGTCGCGTTACCCAGAGCAGCTGGTAAAAAATCCTGGCAATTATGTGCGATCGGCCCACCTAAACTTTTAACTTTTATATCAGGGCAAATAATAAAATTATGATTATCCTGAACACCGATATCGTAGACGTTTTCTTGTTTTTTTAGCGCTACGATGCTTTCAACTGCTCTAAGATGAAGATTAGTTCCGACTGATGTTTTTAGTAATGTTCCGATTGTTAGTTGATCAGTCCTCAACCAGCCAGATTCAGTTAGAAACCTGTGGTCTGGAGTACATTTTATTTTTATATGCCCGCATTTTATTTGCAATAATTTTCTTTTTCCACGTAACCATACTTTATTTATTTTTTTATATTCAAATTCATTAGTCTGCTCATTGAAAGTTTTAACTAACGGCAGTGTCTTTCCAGCAGCAAAATCATCATACAATTTACCAATCTGTTCTTTACCATCAATAGTTTCGATGCATTGTTTATATGGAAAACACTCGTCGAAGATCATTACATCCGCAGAACGGCCACGAATCCGGTCCGCCGTATCTCCGGTGGATTCGATCCAGATATGATTTCCACCAATGAATTGTTTGAAATTTAATGAATCATTCGTAGGACTGGTCGGATCAAGAATAGACTGAAAATATGATTTTGGCTTGGCAGTTTTTTTGCCAGTCTCGATCATAATAGAATTAGATATTAATGGATTAAGCTTTGTTTTGGAATACGCGTATGCCAATTCCAATTGAGGAAAGCAATGCATGATCCTAATGGGTGGCTTGCCTCCGGTTCCGAAAAGCCCACAGCCCATGAAATACATTTCCAGCGCCGAAGCCATGGTGGTGGCTCCGACCTGACGACCCTTAACAATGATTACGGGCTTGGAATCGTTCTCAAGCGCTTTGATCGCAATGTATCGATAAATATCCGCGAAAGGTTTGTAACCATTGCCGCTAAGACTGAAGGGCTTTCCTTCAAGAGTTAGAAACTTTTCACAAAACCAGACCGGGTCAAGACTTAGAAGTTTATTTTTAAATGTTTCGAACTCGGTCGACAAATAACCTACTTATCATTATAACTGCTGAGCGTTTACGTTGTTTTGGCTGGAGTTAAAAATTCAAATATTCCTTGATTATCTTCAGTGTTCGAAATATCTACTTTTCCAAAATCAGGATGCGTTTGCTGTTGAGACGCATGCTGTTTTTTTTCATCACTAATCAGTATATCAACGTATTTTTTCAAATTATCAGAATCCAAATCAGCCGTACTGAGTCCAGCTCTTAAAAATGAATGCGGAATATCATTCAGTACGGCAGCCGTATCGATACTACCTTTTCTTGATTGTATAAAGTTCCGAAGCCACAGATCCAGTCCATTAACTTTCTGTAAAATAGCCCTGATACCATTCATCATTTCTGCATTTTGCATGGCTTCGGGCTCATTTTTACTTTCCGCTCTCGAACATAACGACTTCTCGGCATTAAGAAATTTATCCAGACCAGTTCTGGTATGCATGTCCCGAACCGCATCCTCAACAGTTGAAAATTTGGATTTTGGTGATCCCAGAATATCACCGATCTGGTTATAAAGAGCCTGATCGGTTTCGTGAGAATTGACGCTATTTTTCTCTAATCGGTTCGCAAATTCCGCAAACCAATCAGGTTCACGATCATTTTTGATGGAATTATCTCGCGCGAATCCCGCACCTGAACGATTATGTTTCATTAAATCTCTCAATTCATGCTGGATAATTGGCCGCATAATCACCATTATCAGATGATGTCAAGTCTACTTTTCCTTCTGACGTCTCTTCAAAATCATAAAGACGATCCATTCTTAATGGATAATTCATATCATAAAGAAGCTGTAACAGTTCTGCCTGTTCACGATCCGACAGGGCAAACTTTTTAACCTGTTTGCGATACAAATCTTCAATTTCATGCCCGGCACTTACGTGCCCATTTATACAAATTCTTGCAAGTCTACTGATGAGTAGCGGAACCGTAACAATTATTCCGCCTACATGTGTGGCTTTCTGCCCTTCCTTAATTAAGGAATGTTGATCATGAGCTTTCTTTTTCTTCTTTTTAGTATATTTCTCGTTTACCTGTTCAAGGCGCTCTTCCAGACGTTCTATGCCGTTATGAATTTCATCAAATACTTTATCAACAATCGAGATATCTATCTTTCCATCAAAATCAGAACGAACGAGTCTTGAAAGTTCAGATTTGAATTTTTGTAAATATGCAATCGCGCGTTCAAGTCCCGCCGGAGCTTTACCTGAATGTTTCGGAACTTCGTTAAGGCGACCTTCTACCCACGCTGCAAAATCATCCGATGCAGAGTAATCCCATGGTGATTTGTTATCGTGCTCGTCAATCTCAACCTTCTCAACCGGCTCTCCCGTATCCTCTTCGGCTCCAGGAATCGCAGAAAGAGTAAGAGTCAACGAAGCAACTGGGATTTCTTCTTCCGGAGCTGATTCTGATTCCGGCTCTTCCTGAACAGATAGCTGCTCTTCTGGCTCATCATAAATTTCGATTTCATGACCCTCTTCAGGCTCCTGATCATGATCGTCTTGGTAAACTTCCAATACCTGCTCATAGTCCGGAAGCTCATCGTAGACTACCAAATCACCATCCAAATGAACATGAGGGACGGTTTCCGGATCTTCCGGATGATTCTGAGCCATGTTAATATCTTGAGCGTTAATGATTAATGACATTTATTCCTCTAAGCAACTCTATCAATATAGGGTAATATTAACCGCGTAAAACAAATTATTACTCGGAAATACCTGGAAACATCTTCTTTAGACGCTTTTTTCTTCTATCTCGCATTTTCCTACGCCATTCATCAACAGATTTTACTTGATCCATTTGTCTATAAACGGATGTTCCGGGACCTTCGCCGCTTCCATCATCAATATAATCATAATTACTGTAAAATAATCCACGTGATTGATCGTGAGCTTGATCATCATCTTTTTTAGACATTATAATCTCCCGTCTAAATAATTAGATAATTTACATTTATTCAAAAGATCAAGTACACGTAAACGATCCATTTCTAATGCCGTACCGATCTTAGTATCCCAGTAATTACGCTTAATCTTTTTAACGTATTCAGTATTATTGCTGACCCATTCAATAATATTCGGATCAACATCAAAACCAGTCTTCGCGGCAAGGTAAAACATTCTTGCAATTCTGTTTACACTGTAAGTAAACGTAGTATGACTATCCAAACATGGCCTGATTATTTTATTCTTAATATCTTTTAATCCGTGTCCAGTGGGGTCGAGGACAGTTTTTAGATTCAGCGGTAACAATAAAGCATTGCACGTAAAATCACGACTAAACATCTCTTTCTGTAGAGGAGCTGGGTTCTGGATACCTAGTTTTGATAGTTTTTCTTCAATCTGCGGTACAACAAAATTGGTTGAAAAATCAACTTTAAAATTACCAAGTTTAACTGAAACGTGACCATCATCGCCAATTATTGTCTTGACGGTAAACCTGTCCGACATAGCCGCGGCAAAATTATCAGCCAGGAATCTTACGCTGGCATCACCGGTCATGATATCAAGATCTTTATAAGAGAATTTGAAATCAGCAATGCATTTGTCTCTTGGAATGCCTCCGCAAATATACGGCTCAGATATGTTGCCGTTTTTGACGTGAATCTCCCAAATAGACAGCAGTATATCTTTCAGTTTCATCCTGTCCGCCCGTCAGGCTTTGGAGTCGCCGGAGCTGGTGGAATGGCTGGATTGGGTGCCGGAGCTGGGGACGCAGGAATGGTTGTCTTGGGCGCCGGAGCAGGAGTTGGCATGTTCATCAGATCTTCCTGAACGTTCTCAACCACCGGAGTTTCTTTCTTATTTTCTAAAAGATTTTCTTCTTGCTGCTGTCTACGCAGTTCCTTCTTCATTTTAGCTTTCGCCTCTTCTGTTTCAAGATTTTCTTTTACTTTATTTAAAAGAGGATCTTTACTATCAACGTCTTTCCCTGTTAAATCAATCATATTTTGCTGATTTCGAATGGAATGCTCTTGTCCCATATCGTGAAGAGATGTTCCGGTAGCATCGACCGCTCCACTCAAACGAGACTTCACCTCATCAATACGAACCAAACAATATTGATTTGACTCAAGTGCCGAACGTGTAGCTTCTGCCATTGAAGGGAAAAATGAAGATAATCCTAACTTATCCATCATCATGTCGACAATGCTGAGTTGTTTGGCAATTTCACGATTCTTAAATATTCGACTCAATTCATCCAATCGGTTTATTATGTCCTGAACCTTAAGATTAGAGAATGCCATTCCGATCAGTGAATCGAAGTCTTTCGTAGTTTCGGATGTTGAATCATCCGGAATAAGCTTTTTATCTTTAAGTGGAAGAATCGGCTGTTTGGTTGGGGCGCTGACCGGAGCAGTCGGACCGGCAGGCTGAACAGGAGTCGTTTGGGCCTCTTGCGCCATCACAACCAATCCTGCATATCTATCAAACGGATCAATCCCGGTTGTTTCGTCGGACTCATTCACTTCAATCTCAGACTCGTCTGACTCATCCGATTCATCCACTTCTACATCTGAATCATCAACATCTGAATCATCAACTTCTGAATCATCAAAATATTCACCATTAAACGCATCCAGAACTTTTTTGATCCCCTCTTCTGAATCTTTCGGAGCATCGTTCGGATCGAGCGAAGGATTATTATTTTCCATCCCTCCACCTTGTGGAATGGAAGCGGAAGGATCCGGAATCGAACCTGGTCCCAAAGCTTGAGCCATTCGCTTCAAAACAATTGCGGTGTTGGCCCCGCTACGTTCCAAACGATTGGCTTGACGAAGAATAAGATCACAATAAAAATCATTACGAGCTGATTTATTTACCGTATGTATCTGTTTTTCTAAATCATTAAGTGCATCTAGAAGTTTTTCCCAACCCGGTCCGGCGAACATTTTACCTTTATCATCTGTGAGAAGCTTCCTTGCTGCATGGATCCTTCCGACAATTTTTCTCCGATGATTTTCTATCTGAATGCGTTTTTCTTCTTCACTTACTTTATTTCGCTCAGCTTCTTGTTTCAAGGCTGTTGGATCGGGAGTCGTGACGATTGGATCCGGAATAATAGGTTTTTCTTTTTGATAAGGTAAAAAGTACCCAGTGGAATCTTCACCTTCATAATAATTAGCGGTTTTATATTTCATATGATTATTTTCTTCGTAAAATCTAATCCATTTCATAAAATCACGAATTTCTTTCTCGTGCCAACCATTCGTGACTATTCGGATTGATTCCGAACGATCCGTTCCGACCCTCATACGATAATAGATATCCCTCAGTGCAACCTTCCACTTTTCAACATCATAAGTGTATCCGGCAGGTGTTACTGAAAATGCTATATTAGGATAAGCGTTCTTTTGGCTCATTCAATGCAATATCATTTTAATGATTGAATCAATAATTTATAATTTAGGTATATTTTTTTCAAAATCATTAGATATGATCTTTGCCTCCGCTAATCGTTTCTCTGTAGGTATTAGCTTAGCCTCTTCCGGAGGTTGCAGTACAGCCAAATACTCTTTATAACGATCCATGAAGTATAATGAATGCTCATAGTCCATATTTTTCAATACATCCTTAATCGCATCAACAATCGCTGATGTATGCTGTTCCGTAACCTGAACGGTATGGTTATGTTGGATAACCTGATCTGGAGCATTATTAACAAGTTTATTACATTTTTCTAATGTTGCGGCCAAAACATTAAAATATTGAATCAATACGTTATCTATTTTGAAATTTTCAGGGTTTTCTTGCATGTAATCAAATACTTGTTCAGCTCGGGCCTCAATCGCCACAACTAGGTTCCTAACCGATTGTTTTATATCAATCTCTTGGCCAGCCAGATCCAACAGTCGCTCTTTATATTTTTTATTTTTCTTAATAGACCCGGTAAGCTGTTCTTCCGGGGATCCGCTCTTAATCAGCGCAATATCGTCCCTCAAAACAACATAAACATCAAGATATTTATCCTGAAATGTCTTCAATGAATCAGTCGAAAGTGCAAACTTATTATTCGCAACATCTTTGTATTTATCTTTCAACGACGCAGAAATATCAGCCGGACTCTCTCCAGATACCAATCGGCTGATTATTTCTTCTTTTTCAGGATGCTCTACTATCTTTTTTACTAAAGCCTTGCTCATACGTGCCTTAAATGCAAATCGGACCGGGCCTGTTTGCGCGCCGGTCCGATCTTGACTGCTGTTTTTACTATATTATCTACTCAGTCTTGATTCTCGCGTTTCGAAATTGTTCTCTCCGGAAGGAAATTCCATCTGTGACTGATTCTCAACGGAAGTTCCCGGTACTATTTTCCCCTTGTCCGTCTTGAATCCAACCGCATAATTATAGGTCTTTCCATCCAATTCACATTGGTACGTATCTTCGGCAATACGACTCGCCATCACTCCCGCATGATCAGGACAATATCGCGTCTTTAACGGCGCCTCTAAAGGTCTGTACTGCTTGTACATTGGACTCTTCTTGACCGCTTCGATGGAATCACCAAGCTTGCTTTTCAAATCAGTATTTGTCTGATTGTACTTTTTTTTAAGCTCTTCAATTCTTGAATTCTCAATCCGGGCTGCTTGAGCCTTCAAGCCTGAAGGCGCGGCGATCGTCATGAGTATTTCATCAATTACAGAGGCTTGTTTCTTTAAAAATTCATCACCAGAATCATCAAACGCCTGAGCCAGGGCCCCAAGCTCATCTATGCTGTCTTCATTAATTACCGACTGATAATCGTTTGCTAAATACTTCTGTAAACTTTCTGTAATCTCTGTCAAGTCTTCGATATTATCAGTCAATTCCTTATCACTATATCCAGCGAACTGTCTCAAATCCACCTGTCGTCCCTGACGCGAGACCATTACACTCTCACCGTTTAGCATTCGTTCCGTCTGACTAAGGTCAGAGGAAAGATTGCCTAGAGCGTCCTCAACAACTTCCTTCTTAGGATATACCTTATTGTCTACATAGAATGAGCCAACCGCATACACGGGATCGCCTTGACCACCATGCCAATCCAACATTCGGAACCCAAGATCTCTTCTAGAAAGTATATCTTCGTCGCTGAATTCCGGCTCTACCGAATCTACTTCTTCGGCAGCTTTTTTTAAAATTTCACTCGCATGCACGCACGCCTGCGTGACAATCTTTAATGAAGGATCGTTATATTCGGCCAACATGAAAGCTTCATTATGTTCCGATTCTAACCATGAAGCATATACTTTTAGTAATTCTGAAATTCTCATATTGTTGCCAGATTAAAAGAAAATTTTGTGATTCATGAAGGAAGCTCCTTCATAGGATTCGGACTGAGCCCGGCGATACATTGGGTGACAATCTCCGTTCTGATCCTGATATACTTTATGAAGCGGAAGTCCCGTATGTCCGCATACATCAAAGCTACTAGACGCCGTTTTAACAACCCGACTGCAACGATGCGTCTCTTCCGAGGCGGTTTTATTGCCTAGACCCTTCATATACACAACCATCGCAGATTCATACGCTTTGGTATCATTTCCACTCGCAAGAACATTCAAAGCATCTTCAGCTTTGGCAAAATTCTTTTCCAGAACCGCTTCGCGAACCGTCGTGACCAATTCAGAAGCTTTGATCTCATAAAGAGGAGACGTCACGGCAGCAGCAGCGAAATCTTTAACGTTTCGTTTCATCAGTGCCGTGATGTTTTCGGGGCTGAACTCCTGCACCGTTCCACCGCAGAACATCACCGGTGCAGTTTCGGTCGAGACCCGTACTGGCAGCATGAATGACGTATTATCAACGGATACCGCAAACGTTATTTCGTCTTCTCCACAATCCGTTATCTTGGCCTGAACCTTCTTAAATCCAAGTTGATTCAATTCCGAGACTAACTCATTTCTAATCCGGGCTACTTTCCCGCCAAATTTGAATTGGGCACGCCCGGCCGGAGTATCAAAAAGTTCTGCAAATGATGATATTTCTGGATCCTGAATCTGAGGAACCTGTACATCAGCCTGAATCGGCTGTACTTCTAAACCAGTAATTGAATCAGATGCGTATGATTGCATCGGACCAGATTCCGAGCGAAGCTTTGCCGCAGCCATCTCAACATTTGAAATTCCGTGACCTTTAGATGCTTGTTTCAGTAAACCCATCACGGTTGATGATTTTGCAATAAGTCCTCTTCCGGGGTTTTGTGACACAAATGCAATAATTTGTTTATTACCAAAATCCATCAGTCCTGCATCTGTCAGGAAAACGGAAGGTGTTATGACTTTCTCTTCAATAACTTCTACCGGAACATAAAAAGAAGTGAATCCTTTTGGAGTATTGACATGCGCGACCAGCAGAATCACGTCCTGGGTTCCGTCTGCAATATCAACTCTTGAATCCATTCCGGCACGGGAAAGGCGATCCGAGAGATCTTTCTGGGCAGCCGTAGCGAGTTTGCCTGAATAAAATTTACCGCCCTTGTTCTCAAACATTGAGTCGAGTGCGGTTTTCAGTACATCATTACCTACAGTTTCGTAGGGATTTAGCTCTGTATTGCTGTAACCATTAAAATTCTGACTTTGAATCTGTGAAGCAGTTTTCTTAATTGGCGCGGATTCGATTCCAAGTTCTTCAGCAAATATCTCTTTTGCTTTTGAATTTGCCGAATGAAAGTGGTGGTATAATCGCTTAAACTCTCCACGAGATATAAAAGACGCCTGATCAGCTCTTCTAGATAGAATGGAAGCCAGACTCTGTAGAGTCATGTCTCCAGGATTGGCTTCGTATCCATTTTTTGCTTTGGATGCCAGGCGTGGGAGGATAAGCTCAGATGAATCGTTCAAGCTATCCAATACAGATGCAGTAATTTTTTTAATTTTATCTAATGACATTTACACACCTATTGGAATGCATAATTATGCAGAAAACCAATTATTGGCCAATCCTACCTGAACCATAATCTTTCAACAATGCCGCAGCTAGTTTTTCATTTTCTGCCAATTTTTCAGGCAAATATGCGATCATCATGTCAACATCTTCATCTTTAAAGCCTAATTTACCAGGACTGGCCTTCGCAACCAGTTCGTTTTTGTAATAAAAATTAAGCTCAGATGCGATCTTTGATCGCGTGACTTTCCAATCACTTGCTGATTTCAATGAAGCCTGTTTGACATTCATGTCAGACTCAGAATACATCGAAACTATATATTCTCCATCTTCAGCAGTCTGGATCTGCCAAAGTTGGTCTGTATCCTGATCTTTAAATTTCACAATATCAAATGCAACTTTTACCAAACGATCCCGTACTTCGGAAAGTCGGTACTGCTTGACATTAATTTTCTTATCAAATTCCGTAAAATCAAAAGATACTTTTTCAGTTTTAAGCATAAAGCCTCTCCTGTATCATCCAATATACATATTATTTTATATTGAAAATAATATTTTTCATCTCGTTCTGGTACATAAGGGTACCGATCTGCCCGTCTATACCGATTAGCTGGTCCAGAACTCTCTGAACCTCTACTTTAAAATTACTTAATATAGCCAACGTCTTGTCATTACTATAAGGATTAAACGTACAATATTGTTTCGCAAGATCTTTATATTCTTTATTCCAAAGATTTTTAATTCCCTGCGCTGAACGAATGATTCTTTGTTGATTGTAGTCAAGCTGTGTATCTATAAACATAATCTATCTGATCCGATATGTGTCAAAATTAGTAATCTTCATCTCTTAATTCTTGAATTTTAGCTAGGATCTCTTTTACTTTCGGATCCGTCTCAACGATCTTTTTAACTTTTCTACGGATCCCTCCGTAACTTTTTTTTCCATTTTTATAATCTACGTTACCATTAATAGATTTTGTAATGCTGGATTGGTTCACGTCAAGCATTTTGGCTATTTCCATTTGGGTATAGCCATCAGCATAAAGACGAATGACTTCCTTTTGACGGGAAGTCAGTAATGTATTCACGATTCTCCAAAATTCAATCTTTAACTGATCCTCAAGTTCCAACACTTCTTCATTATAAGCGAATGGATTGAGTCGTTTATGAAGCGACTCCTCATTTGAGAATGATTGAAGCATTTCATTGCTACATGAAAGCTCATGAAATATTGCTTGATACGAAAATGATCTAGTATTCTTCTTTTCCATAATTCATATTTAATATATCAAGCAGCATCACCGCTACAACATTGTTAATGATTGCATGGTCATGGTAGGATTGTCTTTCAGAAAATCAAAAATATCTTTATATCCTGATGGTACTGATTTTGGCCTAAAATCAGCATATTGTTTAAATTGATGTATAATTCTATCGGTACCGTTTCGGCCCGCATCATCATTATCAAGAAATAGATAAATCGTAGAAGTGTATCTGAGTATCAGGCTCAATTGATACATTGTCATACTGGCTGATCCCAACGCCACGACATTCTTTACACCGTGACTATAAGCACCGATGCAGTCAAACTGACCCTCCGTCACCACCACACAATCATGTTTAATGATAGATTCTTTCGCCTCATACATACCGAATAAATGATTTCCTTTTCGAAAGGAAGTATTGCGGTATTTTGGGATTCCTATCAGTTTGGCCTCCCAATCAGGAAGCATGGTTCTACCGACAATAGAAACGATATTCCCATACAGATCTCGATACGGAAGAACTAGATTATGATGTTCGAATGTACTGATGGCGCGTTTTTTTGAATCGGTCTCGTAATCACACCAATCATAACGTAGCTTTGTCTGGTACAGACTGGCCTCCGGAACCAAAGACAACAATGCTCCTAAATGCTCCGATGGAGGAAAATAACCAAATCCAAATACTTCTTGTGTTGATTCGGATGATACTCTAGAATCCAAATACCGACGAACCGGCTCTGCTGCGGGCAAATCTTTCAAAAGAGATCTGCATGCAAAACTAATATCCGTCAGAACTGACCCGCTCATCCTTATAAAACTTTTAGAAGCGTTGAAATGGGCCTCAGATCCTTTACCTTTACCGCGAATTTTGACTCGTCATAATGAAAACGATCCTTGATATCTTCATTAAAAACCCACCCGGCAAACAATACTTTTTCCACATTCGTTCGTTCCGGCCCTACCGTGAACGCTGATATGTAGATCATATCTTTATGCAATTCTCGCATCGGAACGATCAAATTAAGCGACCTGATCCTATCAGGATCGATTACGTGGGAAGTCTTGATATCAACTTTCCTAGCCTCACCATTTATAATCAACGAATCATCTTCGCCTTCATCGCCCTTTCCGGTATTGGTAAAGGTTTCGTATTTATAATCTAATAATGAAGACAACTTCGTAAGACTGCCGTATCTTTGCTGATACCACGCGGATTCCCCATATAATCCCGTGTACTGGAAATCTAGTCTGGATGCCTTGTTAAGATCGTTTTGACCAAGGTTTGACATTCCGCCGATATCAAATCGTGGCGCCTGAAACTTAACAAAACTACTTATCTGTTCATTTACTTTGACTGTTAGCATTTGATTTTAAATGATTCAGCACCAATGTCGCGAAACTTGGGCTTAATTGACAGGGTTTTTTACAAGAATAACAAGCCAGAACATCATTCGATAACAATACAGGCTGGCCTTCTACTTTACAATCAGGACACTTGATACTAAAACTCTTTTTCTGAGAGCGTTTTGATAAAATATTCCCTGAAGACTTTAATTGGTTTTTAAATATAGATGTGACGTTCTTGATCACACCTCCACATTCAGAACAAACGACACAATTATTTTGTGTATCGAATAATGCATCTTGCTGCTTATAACAGCCTTTATTGTCACAAAATATTAAAAATGGCATTCAGTCCTGACTTAGTGTTTGGACCAACGGATCGATGTTTTCTGGATAAGTTACGTTTAGTCGAAATTTATGATGGCCATTTAAGGCGTCCAGCCTGACTCCGGCGCCCAGTTCTATCAATTCATCTCGATGACGAGATAATTTCGGCACTACAAGATCTACCGTTCCGTAGAGTGTAGGCTGTTGGAGAGTAGTTCCGATTATTGCGTCTTTTAATGAAATCGTCACATCCGAAACAACATCCATACCTTCTCGTCTAAAACGTTCGTGCGGGATAACGGTAATTTGAAGCATCGCATCTAGATAACGAGGCTGCATGAACATTTCGTCATAAATAAAATGTCCAGCTCCCGGGACTCGAACTTTGGTATCGGCGGTCACACCCTTTGGTATTGATATCGTAATATTTATTTTAGCCTGGTTAGACCCGGCACCTGAACAAGTTTTACAAATCTGCACCGCTGCACCACTTCCCATGCATACGTTACATACCTCCGAGACCATAACGTTTTGACCGCGCCTTACTTTATAGCCAGTGCCGGTACATGCGTGACATTTCTTTTGAGAGTCGACGGTTCTACCTTTACCAGTACAATCATCACACTGTACCTGCTTTTCGTACTTACATTCTTTATCGCATCCAAAGATAGATTCTTCGAAAGTTAGCGTTACGGGAAGGTAAATTGTTTCCTGAATACGTCTCTGTTGTCTAGAAAAATTCTGAAAACCAATCATATCACGAAACGCTGCTGCAAAATCTGGAGATCCTGGATTCCAGGCACCAACATTTACTGGAGACGGTTCGGGTTGTTTCAAAACATCATAAGCTTGATTTATGAGCTTGAATTTGTCGGTAGATCCTTGATCTTTCGCAAGATCCGGATGGTATTTTTTTGCAAATTCACGATACCGTTTCTTAATATCATCCTCTGTAGAGGATGGATTCAATTCTAGTATATTTAGAGCATCGGAACGATTCATTGGTTCTTTTTAAATGTAAAGAGGGCTACGGCGATCCCGTCAGCCATATCCAGATTCTCGTCAACTGGCTTTTTCTTTTTATTTAAACGGTACGGAAATTGTATATTTAGTAGCTTTGACACTAATTCCGGCATGTCTTCTTTTTTTGGAAGAACTTTGCTTTGTTTTAATCCATGGCGTATAGCCATTACGTTATACAGTTGAACCGGATATCCAGATCTTGTCGCGGCCAATCCGATCGTTCTATTAAATACCGCTAACGTTACGATGGTATTGGCACTACTTTTATGCGGGAAATACTTTATTATATCTTCAATCCCTATAACATCGGGTTTGAATCGGTTCATTATTGCTAAGGCTTTGGTTTCCGCATCATGCAATCGATCGAAAATTGATCCTTTTTTTGTTGGTTTGAAATAACCGCAGTCCAATAATTTGGGCGATGATTGATCTTTTACAAGAGCACACCAACCGATAGCTGAACTCGAAACATCAAAACCAACAACGATCACATGATCAATATATCGAGGCCGAAATAGGTATGGCCGGGATGCATGGCATCCCGGCCAAATTAAGATAAGTTGCCGCTGCTACTTACTGCACACTATTTTTGTTCGTAAGCGGGAAACTGAACATCATCCTCATCGTCTGATTGATCGGCAGCCTGACGGGGTGCCGCGGCAGCCTGACGGGGTGCCGCGGCAGCGGTGCGTTGATCTCCACCCGAGCCGCCACGGTTGTTGTTGGCATTTCGAGCCGGAACAGGATTATCCGCAAAGAGTCTGTCCATACGCTCCTGAACCTTTGCAGATGAGGGAGGAGTACAGAGGCGTTTCAGGCCCTCTACATCAACCATGTCCTTGATCTGGATATCATCGGCGCTGAGAGGCTTCGGAATTTTCGGAGTAATACTGTAGTAGTTACTCGCGCCTCCATTCGGATCAACCTTGATATCAAGGTCATATCTAGAAGGATCTCCCCATTCATCATCGCGGGTCAGCCCCTGAATCGACTTGAATACCGAAATACCTACATCAAGAATCTTGTAGGAACGGGTTTTCCGATCAATCACGCCTAGAAACCATCGACGTTTCGCAACGTCTCCAAGAGCACAAAGAGGACATGCTCCGTTAACTTTTGAACACATGATTTTGTGCCCAAAGCCGGGATCACCATCCCGCTTGTACCGGTGAACATTATATTGGTGCGGTGGGGTTATGATCCGAACGATATTCGAACCCTTCTCCAAACGAAGAAAGGAATCACGTGAGTCATTTTTCTGACCACCGTCTTGAACATCTCCCCAAGCTACTTCGCCATAAACAGTCATGTATTCTCCATTAAGGAATTAATCGACCAACGATGCACATGCATCGCCATAAAAGGCTAAATTAAGATAAGTGCCATAATCACTAAGCAAGATAAGTG